ACCTAACTCAAAACCTAAATACAAACCCAATACCAAACCTAAAACAAAACCCTAATAAGAGTAATAGAGATATAGAGAATAATATATATATATATAATAACGCGCGTGATGATAACATTTCTCCAGCAGAAAGTCAAGTACTTATTTTCTATCAAAATCGAATCTGCTCTAATCTAGGAGGAACACCAGGAGCTAATGAAATAGCCTGTCTTAGAGAGTATGCACAAGTTTATGGAGCAGAACAAACTATACAAGCTTTAAAAAAGGCATTGCAAAGTTCTAGAAAATTGCAAGGAATATACTTTGTTAAGTATGTAGGTGGAATATTAAGAGGTTGGGCAAATTTGAAAATAGCAGGTGGTGAATCTAATGGACAATTACAATCTAGCAACCTATCAAGAACTGCAACGCAGGCTCAAAGAAAGACAGGAACAGATATCAATTGGGCAGAGCTTGATTGATGGAAAATTGGTATGTAAAGAACTAGGAATAAAATATATACCATGTGAGTTTTCTAAAAATGAAATGGCATTAGTTGATGCTATGTATAGACAAGAAAAATGTAAGATTTGTAATAAGCATGGTATTGATTGCAAAAATTGTTTTTATGTAAAAGTAGATGAACAAGCTGGTAAATATTTTATAAGCTACAGTAATTGTGAACGCTGGAAAAATTATAAACAGCAAGAAAAAATAAATAGGCTTATGGAGCAAAGCAATGTGGGGAAACTTTTTGAAGGTAAGACCTTTAATAATTTTAAAATATTGCCAGCAACAGAGAATGCTTATAATGATTGTTTAGATTTCTGTACGAATTATATTCCTAAATGTAGGGGATTGAGGTTACACGGTAGATATGGGTGTGGTAAAACACATCTTGCAGCAGCTATATTAAATAATTTATTAAAACAAAATATACCAAGCATGATGATTGTTACAGCAAATTTATTTGATTGTATAAAACAAGGCTTTAATGATAAAGAAAAAGCTTTAATAGCAACGGAATTAGTAAATAAAGCTAAACAAGTTGATGTATTAATTCTTGATGATTTTGGAGCAGAAAAAGATAGAGATAGCAACGGAAATTTAAAAATGGTGGGTAGTTGGGAACGTGAAAATTTATTTTTGTTAATAAACACTAGATATGAAAATAATCTTACAACGATAATAACAACTAATTACAATATGCAAGAACTATTTGAATTATTTGGAGAACGAATAATGAGTAGAATTGCAGAAATGACAATATCTGTTGGAATGAAAGGTGCAGAAAATTATCGTATAAGATTAGCACAGGTGGTATAACTATGAAAAAGATATGCATTTGTGGTAAGGAGTTTGAGAGTAAAACAGGTAAAGCAAGATATTGTTCACAAAAATGCAGGTTTAAGGAATATTATCAAAAACATAAAGAATTATGGCATTTTTATAATAATAAAAATAGAATAACGAAAAAAGAACAGAAAAAAAATAGAAGCAGAGCAAAAAAGGATAGAAGCGGAAAATAAAGCTAAGAGGGAAAAACGTAGAAATGACATTAATCGTTTAATGGCAGAAACAGGATTAAAAAATAAATATGGTTTAGTAGCAAGTTTTTATGATACTAACAACTTAGAAGGACTATATAAATATGCTGATTATCTTAAATCTATAGGTGAGATTAAAGAAGATATAAACGAACCTAAAATAGTTAAATCACATGGTGGGAAAATTACAGGCGGGTTTGATTATTTCATGATATCGACAGAATAGGAGTGAATTTTTATAGAAGAAAGAAGATTAAAACTAATTAATGATTCTATAAGAGCTATTAGAAAATTTTGCGACGAATTAGATATAGATTGTACAGAGGAATATTGCCCTTTTAAAACTAACTGCCCAATGCACACTTCTGAATCGCCTAGCAATTGGACTTTTATAAAAAATGTTAAAGATATTGAATAAAATTAATGGTTTAAGGAGTGGTAAACGTGGACGATATGAATTTAAAAGGAAAGCTTGAATATATAGATATCGCAATGAAACTATTATTACAGTATGGAAAGAAAAATCCAGATGTAGTTGATTTTCTTAATAAAAATATGATGATTGCTGAAGATGAAGAAAGTGGTTTTCGTGTAGTGCTTAAGTTTAAAAAAGATGAGAGATAAGGCAAATGATATGGGATTTGAGAAAAATATTTACCAAAAGCAATACAAGCTCTTAATGGATACTAGACTAAGAGCAGAAGAACAATACAAAAAGTTGTTAGCTAGATATGTAAATCTTTGGGGAACTGCTATAGGCTCCATAACTTACGGAAAATTAATTTGCGTAGGAGAGATAATGGGATATACGCATCAAGAAATACAAGCAGATATAGACATGAAAAGGAGAATTAAATATGAGTAAATTTATAAGTGGAAACGTAGGAATACTAAGAAAATCTGATGTATTTAGCTTAGAAATGATAAAACCAGATGAGCTTTCTAAGGATAATGAATATAAAATAATAGCTACTTCATATAACAAAAATGAAGAATATCAGATAGTAACATTAGAATCCGGAAATATTTTTAGAGATATATCAGATAGTTTTGAACGAATGAAAAAAGAATTAGAGGATATTGAAGAATGATAAATTTGGATAAATTTTATGCTAAAAGACGTACTCGAATAAGAAATAAAATTAAGGCTGATAAGTTAGTAAATATAGATATAAAAACGGATATAAGAATAAATAATAGATGGTATTGCTTATCTACGGTTGCATTCCCATGTTGGTATTTTGGGAATAAATACGAAACAATGTTAATGTACTATGATGAAAATAGAGAAAGGCACTGCATAGAGAATAATTTAACCAAAAGACATTATTCTAAAGCAGAAGCATTGAAATACCATAGAGAAATAATTACAAAATTAAAAAATAGGAGTAAAAAAAGATGAATAATTTACCTTTTAAATTTGTTCTATTAGGACAACCAGCAACTAAGAAAAATAGTGCAACAATGATAAAAATTAAAGGAAAGAAAAAAGAGATGCCTTCTCTTATACCTAGTAAGGCTTATAAAAAGTATGAGATTAGTTGCAAAAAACAATTAATAAAATCTTATGCTCCTGATAGATTGCCACATTATACAATGCCAGTACAACTAACATGTAAATATTATCTACAGGACAAAGCACATTATCCTGACCTTGTGGGATTAATGCAAGCTACAGCAGATATTTTATCTGATGAACAGAAAACTATAAATGGTAAAAAGAAAACTACTTGTACATGGCTTCTTTCTGATGACAGAATAATAAAAAGCTGGGACGGCACAAAAATAGCAGGATTAGATAAGTATAATCCTAGAGTAGAGATAACGATAACTCCATTAATTACAGATATTACAACAGAAACAGACCCATATATAATTAAACAGCTTCAGGGAGAAAATAATTTGTTTGAGTGATGTGTCGTGGATGAAGAAATATTTTTAAAAGAATGTGAAGAAAAAGTAAGTATAGAAGCAGATTATGTACTTAAAAATTTAGAAAAACTAGCTGAAAAAGAATGTCTTGAATTTGACTGGGTAGTATTAGAATTCAGAAAACAATTTAATAGAAAACTAGAAGAACGAGGTTTTGAGGAATGAGATGAGTTTTCAAGAAAATCTAAAATATTATAGAGAAAAATCAGGTTATAAAACTGCTAAAGATTTTGCTGATGTTTTAAATATTCCGTATACTAGCTATATTGCTTATGAAAATAAAGGTCGTGAGCCAAAATATGAAATGCTTTGCAAAATAGCCGACTTATTAGAAGTATCTACAGATGATTTATTAGGACGAAAAGAGCCACGATTAAAAGATAATTTAATGAAAATAAAAAATAAAGTTATGTTAGAAGTAAATAAGCAAAATAAGCAGTGGGGCGATGAAAGCGAGCTAACACCTCATCAATGGCTCGGGCTTGTTCAAGAAGAAGTTGGGGAGATAGCTCAAGCCGTTAATGAAACATATTTACCTAACAAAACAAAAACCAAACTAGGTGGCAAGGAAAATATACAAAAAGAAATATATCAGGCTGCTGCACTTTTGATAAGGTTTTCCGAGAAAATAGAAGGTGAGTAATATGCAGTGCGATGAACGATATTATGAAGCCGATACAGGGTATATGTGTTGGATAAATAAGAAACCATGTAGTAAAAATAACTGTACATTAAAACATAAATTTGCAAAAGAATTTTCTAAAAAGGTAGTAAAAAATATAAAGGTTGGTGAGTGAATGAGAAAGGAAGGGATAAATCCTCTTACAAATGATGGACAATATGCAGATACAACATATAAAAAAGCTGTTGAGAAAATGGACCGTAGAAAGTTTTTTAAATCCATTTGTAGGAAGGTATTTAAACGTGGTAATGATTTTTTATGGAAGCATTTTAGTATAAAAATGGAAAAAGTAGTTTTTCGTGATGGAGAGACAAATGATAAAAAGGTCATGAAAGAAGGTCAATATGAATAATAAAGAACCTAAGTTGGTAAGAATACCACTAAAGACAGAGCATGAATTTTACGAAAAAGATATTACTATATTAGGAATTGCAGGCATTGTGTTTACTTTAATAGTAGCTGCAATATTTTTAATAGGATAAATCCACTAATTAGGATAGCTAAAATAAAGCTATCCTTTTAGTGTTTATATAGATGGAGGTATTGATTGATGAGAAAGATAAGCAGAATAAAAGTTAATAAGGCTAAAGAATATCTACAACAAGCTTATACAGCCAATGAAAAAATTATTCAATGTAATTATATTTTAGAACAATTACAAGCCTCACCAAGCAAGATGACAACTTCTTATAAAGAAAATATCGGTCATAGTGGTATAAATAATGATGTTAGTGGATATGTAGCAAAACTAATAGAACAAGAAGAAAAAATTGAAGCAATGAAACAAGAGTATCAAAGCAAACAGTTTGAGATAAGTAATTTTATATTGAGCTTGAGTTTTAAGCCAGAAGATGAAATTCTTAGACGTTTGCTCATATTAAGATATTTGAACTTTAAGTCTTTTGATGAAATATATAGTATGCTTAATTACTCATATAATTATATAGTTCAAACTATGCATCCTAGGGCTTTGGAAGTTGTAGAAAGAGCATTAAGTAAAAAGAGTGTGGTCAATAATGGTTAATCGTGGTCGATCGTGGTTAATAATGGTTGATAATGGTTTTAGGTTTATGGTATATTATAATTGTAAACAAAAAAGATAAACCGTTGGTAAAAATACCAGCGGTTTTACTATTTTATAAGTTGATTTTGTATAAATATTATTATATCCCCATATATTTTAAAACTTATATGTATTTTTATGGTTTATACAGAAGAAATTAATATAATAAGTACTTTATTTTTGTTGATAGATTTATTTAGAGAAATGAAATCAATTATAACATAGAATTATTTTAATGGTATAATGATAATATCTTTTATTTAAGGTGGATTTATTATATGAAAAAAATAAAGTCTATGTTTGAAAATTTAGGAAAGAATATTATATTATCTTTGCTGTTTATTGTTATATTTTTGAACTTTAATTTAGAAGATATTTCAAAAGTAATAACAGGAGTCGTGGCTATTTGTGGTCTTATAATTGCATATTCTTATAATAATGGAGCTAAAAATCAGAGAGAACAACAATTATTACAAAATAAAAGAGAATATTATAATAAATTTGTTGAAGCATATATAAATAAAATGAATTATTACCCAGCATTATTCGATACTTTAGAAGCAGTAGAAGCAAATGAAAAATTTTGTATTGAAGCAAGTCGATTAACAATATATGCTTCAAAAGACGTTATAGAATGTGTAGCTAAGATACAAAAAGGAGAAAAGGTTGAATCAGAAGAATTGATACTATTGATAAGAAAAGATTTGGGATTATGTGATATGGAGAAAATACCATTAGGTTTAGTAGTTAGTAATTTGGTTATTGTCAATGGTAAAGTTGTTGATAAAAATTCAGTTCAAGAAGATTTGACAAATAAAAATATAAAAAATTAAAATATAAAAATCAAAGCCACTGTTAAATTTACAGTGGCTTTTTTAGTACAAAAATTTAGGTGGTGAGGTGATTTGACAAATAAAAATATAAAAGATTTAGCTTTTGAAGATTATTGTGCAGGAATGAAATATAAAGATATAGCAGAAAAGTACGATATTAATTTATCAACAATAAAATCATGGGCTAGTCGTCATTGGAAAAAGTTGCAACCTAATACCAAAAAGGTTGCAACTAAAGAAGTTAAAAAGTCGCAACCTAAATTAATAGAAAAAATGAATGCAGATTTGGTTAACAATCTGCGTGAGGTAGTGTATGATGAGCCTCAATTAACTGAACGACAGCAAGATTTTTGCGTATATTATGTGATGAGCGGTAATGCTTTGCAAAGTTATTTAAAAGCTTATAAGTGTAGTTATGCTACAGCTTGTGTAGAAGCGTATGTTACCCTAGAAAAGCCTAGAATAAAAAATAAAATAAAAGAGCTTAAAGAAATCATGCGTCAACATACAGACATTGATGTTGAGGATATGATTTCTTTTTTTATTAAAGTTGCTAAATCTGATATTCGTGATTATGTATCATTTAATAAAAATAGTGTGAGATTAAAAGATAGTGAGTTAATTGATACATCTATTATTCAAGAGGTAAAACAAGGCAAATTTGGGACTTCTATAAAAATGATGGATAAGTTTAAAGCTTGGGAGAAACTTGAAAAATATTTTGGTTGGGATAAACAAGAAAAGTGCAATATTGAATTATCTATAGAAGAACAAAGACTTCGAATTGAAAAACTCAAGAAAGAAATAGCAAAAGATGATAGTCAAGAAACATTGATGGAAGATGATGGCTTTACTAAAGCCATAGAAAATGCAACTAAAGAGGTATGGCGAGATGATTAAAAAAATAAAAAATATTATCAAGCCTGTTATAAAATTTAATACTTTTAGTAGAAAACAGTTGCAGATACTTACATGGTGGGAAAAGGAAAGTCCATATAGTAAATATAACGGTATTATATGTGATGGTTCTATTCGTGCGGGCAAAACTGTGCCAATGGCTATATCTTTTGTTTTGTGGGCGATGAAAAATTTTGATGCCCAAAATTTCGCAATGTGTGGAAAAACGGTTGGTAGTTTTAAGCGAAATGTGTGGAAATGGCTTAAGCCAGTATTAATACTTCGAGGATTTGCGATCGAAGAAGATAGGACAAGTAATTTGATATATATCCAAAAAGGATATGTAGTGAATTATTTTTATATCTTTGGCGGGCGTGATGAGTCCAGTCAAGATTTAATACAGGGTATTACTTTAGCAGGTCTGTTATTAGATGAAGTAGCACTTATGCCAGAAAGTTTTGTTAACCAAGCTACTGGTCGTTGTTCAATTTTAGGTGCCAAATTATGGTTTAATTGTAATCCAGAAAGTCCTGTGCATTATTTTTATACAGATTGGATACAAAAAGCTAAAGAGAAAAAATTTCTTCATATACATTTTATGATGGAAGATAATCCTTCATTATCACAAGAAGTGATACAGTCTTATAAAAGCAGATATGCAGGAGTATTTTTTCAGCGTTTTATTTTAGGTTTATGGGTAATGGCACAAGGTGCTATTTATAAAGATTGTTTTGATGATGATAATTTATTTGGTGATGAATTAATAGATTATATAAGTCGAAATATATTCAGAATGAAACGTTATATATTTATTGATTATGGTACAGTAAATCCTATGGTTTTCTTAGATATATATGATGATAATGAAAAATTATATGTGGTGAACGAGTATTACTACGACAGTAAAAAAACTGGTATTGAAAAAACAGACCTTGAATATGGAGAGGATTTATTAAAATTTGTAGGCGATAAAAGCATAACACCTGCTTATGTAGTAATTGACCCTTCGGCTGCTAGTTTTAAAGTTTTGCTTCGTAAAAAAGGATTAAGAGGAAAAGTAGCAGAGGATACTATAAATGCAGATAATAAAGTATTAGAAGGTATTCGCCATGTATCATCTTTACTTAAAAAGAAGATGTTATTATTTCATAAAGATAATTGTAAAAACACTATAAGTGAAATGAAATCTTATGTATGGGATGATAAAGCTTTAAAAAATCAAGCCAAAGAAAAGCCATTAAAAATAGCAGACCATGGACCGGACGCAGTACGTTATGGTTGCTTCACTCTTATAAATCCAAGGAGGTATAATAATGCGTCGTAATAAAAATAAAAAAATGATACGTGCCAAAGCAACGGACGCATTTCAAAATATGTTGGCACGTATGGGAGCTTTTACTCCTAGTTTACTAGAAAGTACAAATTATCCACTTACTAGGCTTACAAGAAACTTCAATTTGATGAATTCTTTATATCGTAGTCATTGGATAATTAGAAATATCATTGATGTTATTCCGCAGGATATGACCAAAAACTGGATTAAGATTACATCTAACTTAACACCAGAAGCAATAACAGAATTAAAATCTGTAGAACGTAAAACAAGTATTATAAAAAAGATAACACAAGGCTTACGTTGGGGAAGGTTGTATGGCGGTGCTTTAGGTATAATGCTAATAAAGGGGCAAGGGGAAGATTTAAGTAAACCTTTAGATTTAGATAGTATAATGCCTGGAGATTTCAAGGGAATGCTTATTCTTGATAGATGGAATGGTTGTTATCCTGGTACAGGATTAGTAACAGATATATCAGACACTGAATATGGGCTACCAGAATATTACTATGTAACAGACCCAGAAACTAATATAAATATTAATATTCATCACAGCCGTGTTATTAGGTTTACCGGAGATGAATTACCGTATTGGGAATGGTTAGCAGAACAATATTGGGGAGCTTCAGTAATAGAATCGCTTTTTGACGAACTAAAAAAACGTGATAATGTTAGTTGGAATATAGCCAACCTAACATTTTTAGCTAATTTAAGAGTACTTAAAATGAGTGATTTAGGTCAGCTTTTATCAACTACAGATGTTAATAGCCAAAGAGAGTTATATGATACAGTACAATCTCAAAATTGGTTGATGAATAATTTTAGTATGCAAATACTGGATAAAGAAGATGATTTTAGTACCCATCAATATACATTTAGTGGATTAAGTGATGTTTATCAACAATTCATAATGGATATAAGTGGTGCTGCTGGAATTCCCGTTACTAGATTATTTGGTCGTTCACCCGCTGGATTAAATGCCACAGGGGAAAGTGATTTGCAAAACTATTATGATATGATAGAAGAAAAACAAGAAAGTACATTGCGACCAATAGTAGAAAAGTTATTACCAATAATAGCTATGAGTACATGGGGAGTTATTCCTGATGATTTAGATTTTAGATTTAATCCAGTACAACGAGCAACGGAAGAAAAACTTGCGGATATCGTTGCTAAGAAATCAGCTGCTATTCGAGAGGCTAGAGATAGCGGAATTATTTCCGACAGAATAGCACTTAAAGAATATAAACAGATGAGTGATACTACAGGTATGTGGACGAATATTACAGATGAAGATATAGATAAGGCAAGTAATGAAATTGACATACCTGTAGAAACTGATTTTGGAATGAGAAATATTAATGGTGATTTAAATAATGAAGAACAACAAATGGAAAATGAAAAGGACAATTGAAAAAGCTTACGCTAATGCCATAAAAAAGCTAATGCAGGGACTACAAGATGAATTAAAAAATCTTGATAGTCCTTTTTTAATTGCAAGCACAATAAAGTCCTTAGCTAGACAGCCTACATTTATAAAAAAAGCTGAAACGTTGGCTAAAGGAATGATTACTCAACTATTTTCCGACAACGCAAAATCTTGGAGACAAGCTGCTAATAAAGGTAGTCAAGGTAAGATGATATATAAAGAATTACAAAAAGGATTAACTGGGGAAGTAAGAGCAACTTTTAATAATTTGATAAACCAAAATGCAAATTATATATCATCTTTACCTTTGGATATTGCCAAATACGTTGATAGGCGAATAGCTAAGGGAACATTAGAAGGGAAACGTGCTGTAGATATACGTGATGAGATACTAAGATATTACCCACATATAAGTAAAACTAGAGCACAATTAATTGCAAGAACAGAAACAAGCAAAGCCCAAACTGCATTAACAAGGGTAAGGGCTCAATCTATTGGTCTTAATTGGTATGTATGGCGTACTAGTGAAGATAGCAGAGTAAGAAAGAGTCATTCCCATATGGAAGGTGTTCTTGTTAATTTTAACTATCCGCCAAGCCCAGAAAGATTAATAAATAGGAAATCTTATGGTAACTATAATGCAGGAGATATATTTAATTGCAGATGTTATCCAGAACCTTTAACAAACATTAATGATATTAAATTTCCGCATAAAGTTTATTATGGAGGAACTATCCGCCATATGACTAAAAATCAATTTTTAAAAATAATGTGAGGTGGTGAGAAGATGAAATGATATCTTATTATGGTTCTAAAATATCCGATAATTTAACTAAAACACCAGAAGGCTTTTTGATTTGTCACAACGTACCAATTGCAAGGTGTGGTCAGCAACTATATCTAGGCAGTGAAACTCCTTTTAAAGAATTACCTAGCAATGATACTGTAAAAATAGTGAGACACCCAGAAGAAGTATTTTCTAAAGCTACCCTTGCTTCTTTTGAAGGAAAGCCAGTAACTGATGACCACCCACTAGAAGATGTTACTCCACAAAATAGTAGAACATACTTAAAGGGTATTTGTAGAGATGTGAGAAGAGGCATCGGAGAATACAACGATTGTATTGTTGCTGATTTAATGATTTATGATCCAATGCTAATTGATGAGATAACATCCAAAGAAAAACGAGAGGTGTCTTGCGGATATGATTGTTTTTGGGAGTTAGGGAATGATAATACTATTATTCAAAAACAAATAAGAGGTAATCATATCGCTATCGTAAAAAATGGTAGGGCTGGGCATAGGGTAGCTGTTAGAGATAGTAAACCAGAAATTAAGAATAAAGTTAATAAGGGAGGCAAAAAAATGAGTTTAAAAGCTATAAAAAATAAAATGTTTGCCATGTTTGCGAGAGATGAAAATTCTACACCAGAAGAAATTGCAGAAGCAAGCAAGCTTTTACATGATGAAAAAACAGAAATGAAGCCAGAAGAAAATGTAAAAGATGAAGGTCCATCTGTTGGTGAGCTTATGGCAGAAATAAAATCTTTAAAAGAAACAATGCAGGCTATTATGCAGGCAGAAAAACGTGAACCTGAACATAAAGAAGATGAAATTTCTACTTTAGATGAATTAGAAAATCAACTTATTGATACAAATGATGAAAGTGTAACAGAGCAGGAAGAAGCAGTTACAGTAGAACCAGAAGAAATTAACGATGAAGAAAGCATGATTAATAAACCTGCATGTGATACTCTTGCAAATTTAAAAGTTTTAAAGCCTATCGTTGCAAGTATTAAAGATAAAGATACTAGAAAAAAAGCTATTGATAGTTTAGCAAATCTTGTTCGTGGAAATGTACAAGATAACCAATATGCTACTGTGCTAAAAGCTAGTAGAAAAGTACAAGATAACAATAATACAGTTAAAAATGAAGATTTAGGGAAAATGTGGGCTAAAAAATATAATCCACAATATAAGGGAGGTAAATAATATGGCAGGTTATGCAATTGGAAAATCCATGAATTTAGGTTTCCCAGGAACTTATGCACGCACACCAGATGATGTAATTATGTCTAGAGCAGTGAAGGAAGATAGCAAGGCTATTCCTTTTGGAGCTCCTGTTATTTTAAATAGTGATAATACTTATTCTGTGGGTGATGCTACGCTTACAGCAGATAATTTTGCTGGTGTAGCAGTAAGAATTGTACAGCAAGCTGTGCAGTATTTAGCACAAAACAGTGGAGCATATCAACCTAATCAGCCTTGTTCTGTTATTCAGCGCGGGAATGTAATGGTTACTTGTAATGTTGGTACACCTACAGCAGGTGGTAAGGTTTATGTTAGAACAGCAGGAGAAGATAGCGGAAGTGGAAAAATAATCGGTGGATTTGAGGCTACAGATGATAGTGGTAATGTAGTGGAATTACCTAATGTTTGTTGGGCAACTGGAAAAATTGATGCTAATAAGGTCGCTGAAATTTGTATTAAAACTAGAAATAATCCATAAGGGAGGAATAATTTAATGTCTACACCAATTATTATTAATCCAGCAAATACCATGAAAAATGCTGGTAATTTAGCTAATTTTGCAATGAAACAAGGTGGCGGACTTTATGGCGGAGCATATGATGCTGCAACTGCTTCAGGTATGGCTTATCTTGTGGGTGAACTTGAGAAAGTAGACCCTAAAATTCGTGAACCATTAACAGCTGTTACATGGCAACGTGATATAGTTGCCGAGACAGGCGGTGGCTGGGTAGAATACACTAGCACTTTTGATGTAAATTATGGTATTTCTGCTCCTAATGGTGGTGGTATTCAAGGTGGTAGTTCCACAGCTATTCCTGCTGTACAGGTAGATATTGGCAAAAATCAATATCCTGTACACACATGGATGAATGTATTAAAAGTGCCACTTGTAGACCAAAATAAACTCCAACAAATTGGAAGAAATTTAGAAGATTTATTAGATAGAGGTTTGCGATTAAACTATCAAAAAGCTGTAGACCAGAATGTCTATGTAGGTTATGACGAATATAAAACAACTGGTATTATCAATAATCCTAATGTTGTAACTGCATTGGTTGCAGAAGGTGCACAATCAGATACAACATGGAAAAAGAAAACACCAGATGAAATTTTAAATGATATTAATACAGCTTTAACTGAAGCTTGGACTGCTGCTGAATATGATATGCGAGGAATGCCTAATCAAATTTTAATACCTCCACAACAATACGCGTATTTAGTAAGTCAGAAAGTTAGTGAAGCAGGTAATGTTTCTATTTTACAGTTTTTATTAGAGAATAATATTGGTATAAATCAAGGTATTGATGTTCAGATTTATCCTTGTCGTTGGTGTATTGGTTCAGGTCAATCTAAAAAAGACCGTATGATGGTTTATGTAAATGATAAAGATGCGTTGTATTTTGATATGACAGTACCACTAACTCGAGCATTAACACAACCAAGTGTAACAGATGCAGCTTATTTAACATTATATGCTTCTCAATTTGGTGTTCCTAAATTCTTATTTTATCAACCAGTTCGTTATTATGATGGTATTTAATAGGAGGATATTATGCGTATTTTAACTAAAAAAAGATATCAATTTGGTCATGGTGATACTAAGGTAATAACTACAGGTAACTATGCAATTGAGGATGTTCCTGATTGGGTGGAAAAGGATCCATTATTTAAATTAGCAAAGGAAGATGGAGATATTGAGGTATTAGAAGCAAAAATTCAATCTTCATCTGTGAAAGTAGAAGCTGAAGCTGAAGATAAATATAAAGAAGTAAAAACTGATGTAAAAGCAAAAAAATCTAAAGAGGAGTGATGACCTATGGTTATCACTTCTGCTTCTAATATAAAATGTGGAGATAATCCTGCATATACATTGGACAATTTTTTTAAATTTTATCCGCAATTTAAGGATATAGTACCAGATGTAGTAGCAAATTCTTTTTTAGAGTTAGCCAATAATAATTTGCAGTATAGAAGATATCATGGGCAATGGGAGTTTTGTATGAGTTTATTTATAGCTCATTTTTTAACTTTATATCTTGAGTCTATGAGCGATAGTGATACGCCTTCTGCTGATGAAGTTATATCTTCTGCGACAGTTCGTGGAATAGTTACAAGTGAATCTGTTAGCGGTGTATCTTACTCGCAAGATGTATCTACAATAACTAATGATTTAGATGGTTGGGCGCAGTGGAAGCTTACTAAATATGGTGTACAATTTGCGTCTATTGCTAAACTCATGGGTAAAGGTGGTATGTTGGTATGGTAAACATGATAAGAGTAAAACATAAAAGTAATTTAAATGCTTTAAAGAAAAGTATAGAATTACTTGAAAAAAGCCGTGTTTATGTAGGGATACCAGCAGAAACTGCAAGCCGAGATGATGGAAACGATATAAATAATGCTGAACTATTGTATATTCAAACACATGGAGTAAGAAAAAAATCCATGCGTGAGGAAATGCAACCAGCATTAAACGAAGGTAAACCATATTCTAAAGCGTATGAAATGTATATTAAATCGCATGGTTCGCCATTGTGGCATATACCGCCAAGACCTGTGATTGAACCGGCAATAAATAATAATAAAAAAGAAATAGCTGAACGACTTATAACAGCTTATGGAAAAGCTATGGAAAATATTTATGCTGGTAATAGTATGCAGACAGCTATGCAACATTTAGAAGCAGTAGGTATGTATGCACAAAATATTGTCAGAGCTTGGTTTACTAATCCTAATAATGGCTGGGCTTCTAATTTACCATTAACCATTGCAAAAAAAGGAAGTTCTAACCCTCTTATTGATACAGGAGAAATGCGAAAATCTATAACGTATGTGGTGAAATCTGATGAGTAGAGTAAATGTAAAACAAGTTATATTATCACCTAGATTTAAGCAAATATATACTGTAACTAGAACAGAAGGGCATTTTGAAAAAGGTAAGTTTGTATTAGATGCTCCTAGTAAATTTAATATATCTGGTGTTATAACAGTAGCTAGTGCTAAAGAAGTAAATATGATACCGGAAGGTGATAGAATAAATGGAGCTATGGTATTTTATAGTTTAGTACCTTTACACACTACTACAAATAATCCAAATGCTATATCTGATATTATTGAATGGCGAAATAATAAATATAAAATAATGCAGGTTAACCCATGGGTTGATTATGGATATTATCAAGCGATAGCTGTTCGCATGGAGGGCTATTGATATGATTACAACCTTAGATGAACTAGAAGATATATTATGGGAAGAGTTAATGTCTATTTTAGGATATGAAATAGATAATCCTGCATGGTCTATTAATCCGCCGGTTAGAAGAAGTTGGCAACAACAAGGACAACCAGGTTGGAGCATTAATGATGATATTTTATTTTTTAAAATATTTGATGAATCAGGTCAAGATATAACTATTCCTGTAGATACTATTATTAATAATGATTTAGCGGAAGATATCCAAATTAGTAAAGGACAAACGAGAGTTTTAAGAGTAAATCTTATAGCTTATGGTCCTAATTCATATGATAATCTCATTAATATAAGAAATTACTTTCATGCTAATAGAAGTGAAATTTTAAAAGAAAATAAAATCTATCTAATACCAAGCTCTGATGTTCCCTTAAGAATGCCAGAGCTTTTTTTACAACAGTGGTGGGAAAGAGCAGATTTAAATTTAAGATTTAACTGTCTTATGACATACACTACACAAATTAATGAAATTAAGACTGTTCCACTTAATGTATATGGTAATGCTAGTGGAGAAACAGTGATTGAAAATCATAAAGAAATAACGAAAGGGGATTAATCTATGGCAACAACAAAATCTTTAAGTCTTACCCCTATTGTAGATGTGCAGATAACATTAGGTGCTGTTTCTGCTCCTAGGAATAGCTTTAATTTAGGTCTTATTATTGGTGGTTCTACAAAAACTGAACCTTTAAATGAGACAGTAATTCCGACAGCAGAACGTATTCGTATTTATACAGATTTAGATGATATGTTATCTGATGGATATACAACAGATAGCCCAGAATATAAAGCGGCTTTATTAATGAAATCTGCAACTCCATTGGCACCTAATCGTATTGCTATTGGGTGTTGGGATAAAGCAAATGATGAGGAAGCAGTTGATGCTGTTCGTGCTTGTCGTATTGCTAATGCAGAATGGTATGCTTTTACAGTTTGTGGTGCTACTAATGATGATATAAAAGCGATAGCTCAATATACAGAAACAGCAGAACCAAGTAGTACTTACTTTTATACAGTAGCTACAGAAGATGTATTATCTAGTTCTGGTAATAGCACTGACATATTTATTTTCTTAAAAGATAAAAATTATCGTCGTTCGTTCGGTCAATATTGTGGACAAGAAGATACACCAGATGCCGTAGCAGCAACTATGGGCTATGCTATGGGTAATAATACTAGTCTTGCTAATAGTGCCTATACTTTAGCTTATAAATCACTACCAGGAGTAACTACTGACGATTTAACTAATACACAAGTTGAATATATAAAAGGTAATTATGGCAATGTTTATATAAATCGTGGCTATTATTATGATGTATTAGAGCAAGGAACTATGGCAGATGCAACAAAATTTGATGAAATTTTAAATCTTGATATGTTAAGTAATAATATTCAACTGAATATTATGGATTTACTGTATCAATCTACTAAAGTTCCACAAACAGATGCTGGTGTGACTAGCATAATGAATGCTATTGCGGTTGCTTGTGATCAAGCTGTTAAGATTGGTTTTATCGCTCCTGGTAAATGGAATGGTTCAGCAATTTTAAATTTAAAAACTGGAGATACTTTACCAGATGGATATCTTATTCAAGCAGAGTCAGTTGATGACCAATCACAAGCAGATAGAGATGCACGTAAATCACCACCAATTTATGTATCTGCAAAACTTGCAGGGGCTATTGAACATGTAACTATTGGTGTTACTGTTAATAGATAGGAGGTTATTTAATGGCTTTATCAACATATTCTTTTTTAGATTTATCAGGTTCTATCTCTCATCCTACAATTGGTTCATATTTATTTACTGGTGAAGGTGTTGGAGATATAAATATATCCATGAGTACAGACCGTTCAGCTCATGATGTTGCATCTGATGGTTCTGTAATGGTAAGTAAAATAGCTGGCAATAATGGTACCATAACTATTACAGCACAACAAACTAGCCCTTTACATTTTTGGCTTCTTGATTGGTATAATACCCTTTGGAATTTGCCAACTAGTGAATGGGCTACAACATCAATGTTATTAAGAAATACATCTACTGGTGGAAGTCATACAATAAAAGGGATATCACCACAAAAGGTGGGAGATACACCATATCAACAACAAGGTCAAAGGATTACATGGACCTTAATGGCGGCAGATATTCAACATAATTCTAAATAAGCTACATCAAAATAGATGTAGCTTTTTATTTTAAGGAGTAAATTATGATTAATAAAACAAAAATAATTGAATTAAATGGATATAAATTTAAAATTAAAAAATTAAACGCTTTTACAGCATCTTATATAGCCGTGCAGATAGGTTTTTCTTTAGCAGGTGGTTTAATTAATGCGGGTAATACAAATAAAGTAGATATGTTACAAAAAGCAATAAGTGGCATTGATAAAGATAAATTTATTGAAATACAGAAAGATTGTTTATCTGCTGTAGAAATCCTGAATAATATAAATGGTTCAGAAATGCCTGAAGCTTTAATATTAAATAATGGTAGTTTAAGCCATAAAGAATTAGAAAATGATTTTATGACAATTATATTATTAACGATTGAAGTGGTAATGTTTAATGTTGAGGGTTTTTTCGGAGAAAAAGGCTTGCAGAGCTTGACGAACTCCCTGCAAACCAATTCCAAACAGTAAAAGCAGATACATTAAATGAATTCCTTTATAGACCTGTTCTTGCAGGTTTATGGAAACAGCATGAGCTTTGGGACGGTACTTATGATTTAGATGATTTGATTGCTATACATGAAATGCTAGATATAAAAGCAGTTAATGATTATAGAGCCAGTATCGTAAATAATAATAGTCAGTGAGGTGAAACCATGGCAAATACTAATGTAATTGAAGAATATTTGGTATCTCTAGGTGCAATAGTTAATAATGCACAGTTTAGCGAATTTAACAATACACTTAATAAAGCTAAATCTGCTGTAACTAAATTAAGTGATAGTGCTATGGATACCACCACATCACTTGGCAAAATGGTAACAGGTTTGAGTGCTGTTGCTTCTGCTATAACTGCTGTCGGTTTTGCCACAGCTAAAACTATAAAATCTGTAGCGGATGCAGACATGAAATATCAAGTACTAGCTAAAGATATATGGACCACGAAGGAAAATGCTAAAAGTCTACAATTAGCATTGGATACAATGGGGGCAAAACTTGAAGATGTTGCATGGATTCCAGAATTAAGAGAACAATTCTTGCGCCTTAGATCAGAAATGCAAGAACTTCAAACTCCAGCAGATGCAAATAATCAACTAAAGTATATTCGTTCAATTGGTTATGAATGGCAATCTTTTATGCTTAAGATAAAGATGTTAAAAGAATGGGTAGCTTATTATTTAATAAAGTATTTAGCAGGGCCTATTGAAAGAGTTCGTCAGGGATTAAAAGATATAAATGAAAATTTAAAAATGAATATGCCGAGCTGGGGTAACAAAATAGCTAAAGCATTAACAATAGTAGTCAATTTAGGTATGAACCTTGCACGTTTTGGTAAAACTGCTATAGATACCATTTCTAGATTTTTTAATATGCTACCAGAGGGAGCACAAAAGATTATTAAGTTTATATCTATAATCGGTATGGCTATAAAGTTAAATCCTTTTTTTGCTGCAATGAGTATAATGATACTTCTTATAGATGATTTTTATGCTTATATTGATGGTAGAAAATCAGCAAAAACTTTAGCTCCAGTATGGAAAAAACTTCTTGAAGTTTGGGATGATTTACAAGTTTATTTTGAAAAAGGAGAGTATTATTTACAACTCATTATCTCATTGATAAATACTGAAGCACTACCAAAGCTAAAAAATTGGTGGTCAACCTTTAAACAGATTATGGATAACTTGGTTGAAATATTTTTCCGTATATTGGAGATATTAAAATATATGTTCCAAGATTTTGATGTAATCGGATTATTTATGCTTATGGGAGATAGTGTATCTAGTTTAGTTGATGGTGTCCTTGATTTAGTAGAAGCCATATTGGAACTTATCGCTAAATTATTTGGTTTAAGTGTAAAAGGTAAGGAAGTTTGGAGGGCTTTTGGTAAAGGTATAGAAAACACTTTAAGACTAATGACAAGACTTGTAAGATTAACGGGTGATTTATTTAGTGCATTAGCTAAAGCTGCAAGAGGTGATTTTAAAGGTGCTTTCAAACAAGTAATTCGTGCTTTTGGTAATTTTGGCGAAGGTGTTCTTGATGATGTAACAGGTGGAAGAAGTGGTAAAGGTTTAGCTAGTGAAGGTGTTGAAGATATGACTAAATACCTTATTGATAATGGTGTATCTACTGTTGCAGCTTTAGGAATAATGGGTAATTTAGGTGGTGAGTCTGCTTATGATCCTACAGCTTATAATCCAAATGATAATGGAGGCCCTTCTGGTGGTCTTGCACAATGGCACGATACTGATTTTAACGGCAATGGTAGATTTAGTGCTTTAAAAAGATTTGCTGAAGCTAGAGGTACGGACTGGACGGATAGAAAAACACAATTAGATTTTTTACTATACGAATTAAAAACTGGATATAAAGATGTATTAGACGCAATGAACAATGCAAGTAGTGTAGAAGAAGCAGTTGAAATATTTTTAAGAGGATTTGAAAAACCAGAAAATCCAGAAGGAGTATTACAAGAAAGGATAAACAATGCATATGCTGTAAAAGATAGATATCTAGGTTCAGCACACAACTACACAGATACTAATAAATCTAGTGGACCAGTACATCTAAATAATAATAAATTAGAAGTAGATGATTTTTACACACCACCAAAAGAAGATTATAGTCAATACTTTGAAAAGACTGGATTTAGTGGTTTTTTAGGTCAAGGAACTTATGCACATAGTTTAATAGGTGGTAGCGGTATGCCGATAATGACAACAGCTAATAATTATAATGGTTCAAGTGTCAATATAGGTCAGATAAATATTACAGCACCAAATGGAACAGAGCCAATGACAGCAAAAGATGTAGCAGGAGCTGTTAAAAAGGTAATACCAGATGTAAATATTGGTGGTATTGGCAATAATGCACGAGATATTAGAAATATTAGTGGGGTGATAGTATGAGTTTATTTTCTACAGGCTCTATTAATACTTTATCCGCATTATGGCAATTAGGAAAAATAACTGTAGATAGAGCAAATGGTGGTACAGGTTTTTTCTCAAAAGGATATCGACCTAAAGAATGGAATGTCGCTGGCGGTGTAAGTGATGTAATAACCAATGGTAATATTGGGGATGTAACAAATTTATTAGGAACAGATTTTTCTTTAGGTAGTTTAATAGGTTCATATATATCAGGAGATTTTAATTTTGATGTAACAAAAATAGGAGGCTCAAACAGCGAATTAGTATTAGTTAAAACTAATATTGGAGGCTTCTTTTTTGATGCCGTACTAAATGAACAACATGATAGTGAGCTTACTATAACACAACACCCAGTACAAACCGGAGCTAACATAGCTGACCATAGCTTTTTAAATCCTTCTACGTTGACTATGGAAATAGGAATGAGTGACGCTATGGCAACAATGCTAGAAGGTCAGTTTACGGAGTATTATACAAAATCGGTATCTGCATATGAAAAGTTAAGAGAATTGCAAGCTTTAAGGCTACCGGTATCTGTTCATACCAGATTACATCACTACGACAATATGCTTGTACAAAATATTACAGCACCAGATAGTTATAGGACACAATATGGTCTGCGTTGTACAGTAACATTACAAGAAATTTTTGTAGTAAATGTGGCTACAGGTACAGTATCAACTCGAAACTGGGCATCTAGTAGAACTACAAATAGAGGTGAAGTTCAACCGCAAGCAACCGAACAAGCTGGAAGTGCCCTGTATGAAATGGGGGCTTGATTATGTTATATACAATACCATTAACAAATACAGCTAACCAAATGCTTAGTTTTAAAATAAATATAAACAAAACTAATATACACATAAAACTTTTTTTGCGTTATTTAGAGGAATATAATCACTGGACAGTTGATATAAGTAATGCAGAAACTGGTGAAATGTTAATAGTAAATTTACCTCTTGTTCCAGGGAGTGGATTAGCAAGTAATATATTAGCTCAATATGAATATTTAAATATTGGAGAAGCTTATATTGTAAAATCTGGTGAAACTCAGCTTGAATATCCAGATAATGAAACGTTAGGTTCAACTTTTTTATTGCTGTGGGGTGTATTAGATGAGTAATTTTTTATATCTTAGAAAATATCGTATAGTTGTTGCTTCTTCAACTGCGGAAATTGACAATACACAACCAACAAAAGGAAATGAGAAAAGCGATACGTCTAATGAAAATAAAGAATATGCATTAGATGTATCGCTTTTGCATTGTGTTTTCAGAGTTCGCAGAGGTATGGATTTTAATAATCATGCTGAAGTTAAAATTTATAATTTGAACAAAGATACCGAAGAAAAAATAATAAAAGAAGGAGACAGGCTTATTATTTCTGCTGGATATGAAGGTTATTTGAATACAATAAATTTAAATCCAGAAGATACTAAAAAGGCTGTAGGTTCTAATTTTGTAAGTAAAAAAGATAGTAAAAATAAAACGAAAGAGGATAATAATCCTCAGCAAATACAAGAAAGTCAGCCAAAACAATATGGAAAAATATTTGATGGTCAGATTGTACAAGCTGTTAGAAGTAAAGAAAATAATACAGATTATGTGCTTACTTTAGTATGTATAGATGGGGATACTTTTTTAAATATGAACTTTATATCACTTAGTTGTGTTCGCGGTCAAAATCCTCGAAATGTAATAGATACTGTAGTATCTAAGGCAGAGAAGCCAACACAAGTAAATAGAGTATCACCAACAATAAGTGGGCAAACATTACCAAGAGGAAAAATTTATTTTGGTAGACCAAAAGATATTCTTACAGACGTGGCACGGGGTAATAATGCTAATGTTTGGATAAATGATGGTCAGGTAAATATTACAAAAATTACAGATACTTACACAGATGAAGCTTTAATATTAACTCCTAAGAATGGATTAATTGGATATCCACAACAAATACAATATGGCGTTTCATTTAGGTGCTTATTAAACCCTAAAATAAATGTATTATCCATGATTCAATTAAAAAATACAGAAATAAACGGAATGCAATTGCAGATGAATATGCCCGGTAAGAGCCAACCGCAAACACTGCAATTAGATGAAGAAAATATGTATCAAGCTTATGAAGTTGAATATACTGGAGATACTAGGGGCAATGATTGGTATACAACAGTTAATGCTTATAGTAGATATGGAAAAGATGTAGTTCCCGCAATGATGAAAGGAATTGACTATAATCCAAACAGTGTATAAGAGGTGAAACAATGATTACATTACAAGAAATGATGAATGGTACACCTGCAAAAGATGAATTACTGCAACGTAATACATCTACAAAAATAAGAGTTGCTATTCCCGGAATAATAAAAGAATTTAATTCATCGGAGCAAACTGTTACAGTTCAGCCAACAATAAGAGAGTTAGTGAATATTAATGGTCAACAGCAATGGCTTGAATTACCATTACTTTTAGATGTTCCTATTGTATTACCTCGTGCTGGTGGATTTGTTATTACAATGCCAATAAAAAGTGGCGATGAATGTCTTGTTGTTTTTGCAGATAATTGCATAGACGCATGGTGGCAATCTGGAGGGACACAAAATCAAATAGAAATCAGGCGACATGATTTATCCGACGCATTCGCTATTTTAGGTTGTTGGAGTCAACCTAATGTTATAAGCGAATACGATACCAATGCTATGCAGTTAAGAAATGTAAGTGGAAGTAGTGCAATAACTATTTCAAATACTGGAATAGATATATCTGCCTCTAGTATAACTCTTAACGGGACAACTACGATTGAAGGTATTGGATTTATGGGGCATAAACATAGTGGAGTACAATCTGGTGGAAGTACAACAGGAGGTGTAAGTGGGTGAAATATAGACGACTTGATATAAATGGAGATTATACACTTGGTAGAAATCGTCAAAACTTTTTAATGGATATAGACGCTGTAGCACAAGCAATAAAAACACGACTTCTTTTATTGTATGGCGAATGGTGGGAAGATTTAACAGACGGATTACCATTGTGGCAAAGAATGATAGGTAGTGTAGGCAGTGATGAAAATAAACAGGTGTTAGATTTAATTGTTAAGGAAAGAATAAATGGAACAACTAATGTAAATAGTGTAGTGAATTTTATATCTGAGATAAAAGACAGAAAATATACTTTTACTTGCTTAGTTGTTACTGATTACGGAAATCTTACAGTAAGTATTTAAGGAGGGATAAAATGGCATATTTTGCACCGTACATTGATGAGGCTGGTTTACATATCCCTACTTATCAAGATATTAAAGACGATTTAGTAGCTGAAGCAAAAAATATTTTTGGTGATGATATATATCTTGAAAATGATAGTATGGATTATGAATATATATCTGCTGTAGCTTTAAAAATGTATGATACTTTAAATAGCATTGTATATGCGTATAATAGCCGTTCTCCAGTTACTGCTATAGGTTCTGGACTAGATACAGTTGTTAAAATAAATGGTTTAAAGCGAAAATCTGCTAGTTATTCTACTTGTGTAGTTACTTTAACAGGAACACCGCAAACAGTTATTAAAAGTGGTATAGTGCAAGATATTTCTGGCAATAATTGGAATTTGCCTAGCAATATAACTATCCCAGAAAAAGGAGAAATTGAAGTATCTGCTATTTGTACAGTATTAGGTTCAGTATCTGCTTTAGTTGGAGATATAAATAAAATAGCTACTCCACAATTAGGTTGGACAAGTGTTACCAATAAGGTAAAAGCAGTTGAAGGTCAACCCATAGAGACGGACGCTGAACTTAAAGAACGACAAGCAGTAAGCGTAGCTATTCCATCACAGACATTATTAGAAGGAACTGTTGCTGGTATTTTATCTGTTGAAGGAGTAACAAGATTGCGTGTATATGAAAATGATACGAATTTATCTACAGCTTCTGGCGGTGAAAATCCATATTCTTTGCCACCACACAGTATAACGGCTGTTGTAGAAGGTGGAAGCGATGAAGATATTGCAGAACAAATATACTTACGTAAGGGTATTGGTGGATATACTAATGGGACTACAGAAGTGGCTATTTTAAATAGATATGATATAAACTCATTCATAAAATTCTATAGACCAACCTATATTGATATAGATGTTACTGTAAATATAAAAAAATATGTAGGATATAGCAATTCAATAACAGATAAAATACGAAATAATATATATGAATATTTAAATAACTTACGTATAGGAGATAATTTGTCTGTTTCCCTATTATGGAATGCTGCTTTAGTTGCGAATACAGATTTAACATCTCCTATTTTTAGTGTAGTAAGTCTTACTGCTGGCAGGCACGGACAACAACAAAATACGATTGATATAGAAATGAATTTTAATGAAGTTGTACAAGGAAATATGGATAATATAAAAATTGTTGCAAATTAGGAGACGGGAAATGGATACTTTATATTATTTGAATTTAATACCTTCGGAATACCGTTTAAAACCTAACTTTATACAATGGCTTAATAAAGCAATAACTTTATATCAAGATAATAATGCATGTGCTATAGATATTATAAAAGCATTTGATTTGGACACTGCTACAGGTAATCAACTAGATATAATAGGTATAATATTGGGTAGAAGTAGGCAACTATATTTTCAACCACCGGATAATTTTTCAGCCATACTTGATGATAATGCTTACAGAACATTGTTAAGAGCAAAAATAGTGTGGAACCAATGGAAAGGGTCCATACCTGAATTATATACTTTATGGGATATAGTTTTACCTGAAAATGAGTTAATTGTTTTAGATAATCAGGATATGACAATGGACGTATTTATATCTGGCAAATTAACAGACATAGAAAAACAATTAATAAGACATAATTTAATAATTCCTAAACCTCAAAGTGTACGAATAAATTATGTAATAGTAGAAGATGAAGGCGGTTTGCCTATATTTGCATACAGATATAATACTACAAGGTTAGCTGGTTATACTGCACATTGGGTTTTTGATAGCTACAAATTTACAAATAAAAAAATTTTTGGATATGGCGAAGAAACCAATGACATAGCAGGATATTCCAATGGACAATGGATGTATAACATGTAAAAAGGAGTGTTAATGATGGCAAGAACTAATATACAGGTATTTAATGCAGGATATCAAAACATAATGGATGATGACAATTATAATGTGAATGTGCAACGAACAAGAGGTGTAACTGCGGGCATTGCAGACCCGTTATTACACAATAAATTATATAGACAGACTTCAATAATGGCTAAAGCATTGGCAGATTATATAGTAAGTCAAGGTCAAGATTGTCTGGATACAGATTTAACGAATATAACCAACGCTCTTACTACCGCGCTAGAAACACATACAAAGAAAAACAAGAATATTTTAGTAACTGAAACGAATGTCGCTGCGAACACTGTCGACTGGAATACATTGACTGAAAGCCGTACCTACAAGATAACTGGAGCGACATTTGCCGCAGACAAGCACCAGCCGGTGGGGGCAATCGGTACAGGTGAGTTGGTAGTGCTGAAAAACGGAGATGACACCATTGCACAGGTATATTATGCTAATTCCGTCGCCTACGATAAAGCAGGTGCATACCATCGTATTAATATAGGTGGAACGTGGACAGATTGGGTATATAACATAACAAACAAAGGCGGTAGTGTAACTGGCAATTTTGATATAAATGGGAAGTTAACTGTTGACACTATTGAAGTGTCTGACAGCTTAACTATAGGCGGTGCGCCTCCTTTGGGGCAGGACGCTATAGATAAAATACAGGCACAAATTATCGCGCCTAGCCAAGTGTTATACGTTGACCAGAAAAATGGTAATGATAACAATGATGGTACAACACAAGCAACAGCAGTAAGGACATTAGATAAAGCTGTAAGTTTAATAACAAAAAATATACCTACGCTCACTATAAATCTAACAACATATACCGAACCTGAAAACCAAATTTATAATACGTTTAATATAAGTAAACCTATAGACAATAATAATCTAAAAGTTGATACTTTTAAATTAATGGGAACATGGGAAACTTATAGAACAGAACATATCGTAGCTAAAATAATTGTTCCTTATGGTAAAATAGAAACAGGTATTTATGATTATAGTGTAGAACCAGCGGAACAATATTATCAATGGGGACGTTTTTTTATAGAAAAAGCTAATACTATTTATCTACAAAGTGTATTATTTGAATTTAGCGACGACACTATAGATAGTGAAAAATATAGAAATAGCATTGTTTATGGGTTAAAAAAATCTTTTCAAATAAGAGACTTGTATGGAAACACAATGACATTAAAAAATAATTGCTCTATTATTAATGTTTACGGTCAAACCAATATTGATATTATTAATTTTGATGCAGACAATGCTACAGTCACTGGAACATCTTTGATAATAGATGATAGTAATTCTAAAAGATATAAAACAGACCCTAAAACAAATCCTGACGCTGAATATGTTTCTGGTGGTACTGTTGGAGGATTAATAACAAAATATATTAATAATAGTGTTAATTTTACTGGTAATACACTGGGTAGTACAAAAGGATTACCTTCTAAAACAAAAGCAATTTACACACAAGGCTTTGACTAAGTTATCGCTCACGATTGCTTTGCTGGTTAATTGTTTATGGTTTTGTTAAATATTTATACAAAATAGAATTAGTAGGTATTTCTGGTGAAACTCCACCATTATTATTTATTACTGTTTCTGGTATTCGTGAACCTGTTAAAAAAGAGATAGTAAAATTCCTACTATCGGAGCGTAGGTTTGTAATATCTCCTCCTATGTTAGGGTCACTTGAGGCACTTTTGGTATCTTTTATTGCCATATACTTAAAAACATTAGTTGTATCTTTTTGAAAATTAATATTTGCTTCTTTACCGTTTCCTTCTGTGGGCTTCCAAAGTGAATAATCATCAATGTTTACGGAACATCCTTCCATAATAAGTTCGTCACATACAAATAAAAATTTTGCTTCGTTATCTGATTTTTTTCTTGCACCTAGAGTTATATTTATTCTATTCAAATATACGGTTACATTATTATTTTGTCCAAACGTGGTAGTATTTACAAGCAAGTTTCCCCAAAAATATCTTACAGGGTCTCCAGTAGAACTCCAATCATCTGTACATTGTGCCTTGCCATAATCTACTATCAAATTAGCAAAAGTATTATTATCTTGGTTATCTACCCACGCTCGTATGTTTAATTGTTTTATTTGTGTTTGTCTAAACAAATCTATTACTTTCATATTAAATCCATTACTTTTTTTACCCCTACAATCTAAATATATATCTATTGTAGGTATTTGCTTATTAATTTTAGTTATAGCGTAATCTGCTGTTTTATAAGGTTTTCCACTACTTCCGTCTCCTGTTTCATCTGAACCATTTGGGCTAATATAAATAAGTTGGTTAGGTGCGATAATCTGGTCCTGCACTTTCTGTAAATCATCTCCTGTAACAGGAGTACCACCTGCAACGGTAAAATTGTTTTTAATATCCAGACTATCAACGGTCAGCTTCCCATTTATATCATTTTAGGAAGTAACCACCTTGAAAGGAGGTGATAAAATGGGAAAGATATTAATAATATTAACCATATGTATAGCATGTATGGGGTCTATATGTTCGGCTAATCCTATTCATGACTTACAAGATGAAATACCGACAGACAAAGCCCTTCATTTTGCAGCAGGATATATTATTTCGGACCAGCTTCAGCGTAATGTAGGTTGCAGTACGTTTGAAGCTTTTTTAATTACAAGCGGTATTGCATGGGCAAAAGAGAAATATATTGATGATAATGTAGATAATAATGACGCTTATGCTACTATGACAGGAAGTCTATTTTATCAAATAAAATTTTAAATTAATGAGGTGGTGATATGTATGAGCAAATTATAAATTTTATTAGTTCGTTAATTCCTACTAAATTAGAAACGTATGTTGGAGGAGGTGTTGCCTTTGTGGGAGTTTTGTTGCAGCACTTTATAGGGCAATGGAATAATCAATTAGAAATATTGTTAATTTTTATGATTATTGATTATATTACTGGTTTAAGTGCTGCATATATAATGTCTAATGTTTACTTAGATAGTAGGAAAGGCTTCAAAGGTATTATCAAGAAAATAGTTATTCTTTGTTTAGTAATATTAGCACATCAGATGGATGTGTTAATTGGGCAGGACGCATTGATAAAAAATGTTGTCTTGCTCTTTTTTATTGGAAATGAAGGCTTAAGTATTTTAGAAAATGCTAGTAATTGTGGTTTGCCAGTTCCAAAAAAACTAAAAGATACTTTGGCTCAATTCACAGAAATAAAAGCAAAAAAATAACGTATTCAAATTAAAAGGAGTATATTTTAATGGAGAGAGTTTACTTAAAAGATTTAGGGCTACAATATAATTATTCAGAATTAGAAAATAGAAATAAAACGGATATGATTGTTATTCATCATACAGGAAATCAAACAGATGATGATTTATCTGCTAAAGAAATTAATGCTAGTCATCAAGCTCAAGGTTGGACCTGTATAGGTTATCATTATGTAATTCGTAAAGATGGAACAATAGAAATTGGTCGACCACATTGGACAATAGGAGCACATGCTTATGGTGAAAATTCTCATACAATTGGTATTCATGTATGTGGAAATCTTGAAATTGGAGAGCCAACATCAAAACAAATTGAAAGTTTAGCTATGCTTCTTGCTAATATTTGTACAGATTATGGATTACCAATTGATACTGCACATGTAGTAGGACATAGAGATTTAATGGCAACTGCTTGTCCTGGGTATAATCTTTATAAAATTTTGCAAACAATTAGAGGTAAAGCAGTATTTTATCAACATCAATAGCATATATAATAGGAAGGAATTTGCACAAAATGAAAAATTTAATAAAAATAGTATTAGGTATTTTTATAAAATCAAAGATTGAACAACGTAAACAAGAAATAAAAGCTAAGTTAGAAAAAGAAATCTCTATAACTACTAGTGAATGGGTAAAAGCTCGAAATACAGCTTATCTTGCTATTATAGATGGAGCAGATGATAAAGTATTAAATGAAATTGAAAAAGTTATAGATAAAATCTAACAAAAGAGTTATAATTAAATAACATTTTCTTTTATTGCTAAAAGCCCCTATTACCTAGATCTTTTCTAAGTAATAGGGGCTTTTTGTTGTTATAGGGAAATACAACATTTGTTAAAGTTAAATCAAATATGAAGTGAATCGAATATTCAAATACAATTATTGTTAA